CGGCACAGGATACGGCCCTATGTGAACCTTAAAGGGCCACCATGCCGGTATTTTCTTTGGTTTATAGGGTTTGGGTTTCATTTAACTGCTTTGATCAGGCCATTAGCCATTGTGACATTAGCGAAAAATTCACGGCCCCGGCCTGTAATATGCGGCCTATTTGCGCCAGTTAGCATACCGTCGGCCTTGTACTCTGGCCCGAACATACTTGTCTCAATATATCGCAAAGGCTTGCCGATGTTTTCTTTCAGTACTTTTTTTGATTCATAGTTAAAAATAATCATTTTTTGCCCCTTAGACAGTAGTTAAACCGGAAACACGAAAACATTTTCCATCCGATATGCGCTGCACGTCAATGGTATATTTTCCATGTTTTGCCAATAATTTACATTTGGTCAATGTTCCATAGATATAAACATGAACAATAGGGTATTTCATATATCCATCCTTGATAAGTTAAACCCTAGGGAAAATCCTAGGCCATAACGCACGCGCGAGCATACGTTACAGTATAGAATTTTATGCTGCTTTTTTAAGCATGATAACCTTATTCATTTTTTTACCATGAGCAGGATACGCGATAACTGCCACGGCCTTATCATAGCAGGCACGGCATCCGGAGCATTTGCCGCCATTGGCATAGGCCTGACATAGGCTAACCCCGGAAGGCACAATGTCCGGCGTTGGAACGATCACAGAACCATGTAAACCTTGCACGAATTCGCCCCGGACAGAATCACTAGAGAATCGAACCATGACATTATCCAATGCTTGCATTGAAGTTAAAACATCCCTAAATTTAGGGAATTTATGCATTCTAGTGGGTAGCCAATGAGAAACCCAAGGAGTGCGTTGCATTACTTCGAGAATTTTCTGCGCGAGGCCGATAGCGTACATATCGCCAGAATCGAACCACCTAAAGTATCGATCATTTTGCAGTGCTTTTACCATGTCATCTACCCATTCCAAGCGCTGCCAATCCTCCCGGTTTTCTAATCGTGGTGCTTTGACGTTAGGGTATCGGTAGTTGCCAGTAGTGGCATAGCATCCGGAGCAGGCATCTACTAGAGAACCATCGGCATTTTTACTGCCCGGACAAGTATCCAAGGCCTGAAGCGACCATGAACGAATTCCATCTAGCTTAGACGTTGTGCTGATACGTATCATTTTTCAATCCTTGAAAAGTTAATAATGAGTTAATTGTAGTCAGCCACGGAGGGCTGGCCGAATGGCTTAGGTTTCATACTGAGGTCTCTAAAACAGTGTCAACACAATGCACAACAAAATCATTCCACCTGTTTATCGGCAAAGCAAATACAGCACCGAATTGTCGGTTTACGTGTGCTCGAACCGCTAAAGGCAAAGCCTCCCATGCCGCTACCCCATTGCCGCCACAATTCCCTGACGGATAGGCTTCTGTCTGCTTGTTTTCGCTAATGTAGATACAATCAGTCACGTTTCCAGCCTCATCAATGACATGGATCATTGCGGCAATGTTTCCTTGTTTAATTGTGTATTTCATGCTGTCACCTTTGAATTGTCAAAACAAAATGAATACCCTTTACCATCGGAGCTGTCACCGTATCGCATCCCATCGGTGCTCCAATCAAGATGATGACGGGCGATCAAGGCTGTAACGGCCTTGAAATGTAGTTCTACTCCGTCCAATGAGTAATCAAAGGGAACGGTAACAGAAAAGCCTGATCCTGTGTAGGCTTTGATGCATGCTCCACGGGTGTTTGTGGGCCCCATGTACTTAGTATGAATAGCGATCATTGCGAATCCTTTGCAAGTTAATCGGTGCAACAGTGCACCCGATAGCCCCATCATCAGAGGCTATCAGTTGACCTGTTACATGGTGGAGCGGTTTCCTTGAATTTGAGACAATGCCTCACTGTAACCACTAGAGCGATCAACACGACGTAACTCTGCGATCCAGTTTCTAACGGCTTGGTTGCCCCTGCCGTCATGCCTATGCTTGAAGTGATGAGCCACGGCTGAGCGTAGGTTTACAATTTGAGGCTTAATGATTCGGACAATGTTTTCAGGGTATTGATACATGATGTGTGCTCCGTTGATGATGGGTTAATTGTAGCCCCCTTGCGAGGGCTTGCGTGGTCTCAGGCGATGGCTGCATTGTAGGCTTGTTCCCATGCGTCAATCCAATCATTGACCGAACAATCAATGACAGTTTCATCTGGTTCTAGACCATAGGCGGCGACACTGACATTGGCGACGATATTACCGGCAGTGTCCCGGATGCGCAGCGCTGCCTCTTCAACTGATTTGACGGCCTCGTTGATAGCCTTAAAACTGGTGGAGCGCTTGACTTGCCACTCTTCACCATCCCAGACTGATACAGTGCATCCCTGGCTGAGAGCGTGCTTGATAAGGTGAATGTATGCTGTCTTCATGGTACTGATCCTTTGCAAGTATGCCGGACTATCCCGGTGATAATATACATGCATGAACCATGCCAGCCATTAGAGATACACCCAACAGGACACAATGAACAAGATAATCACAGGCATCTACAGAGGGAAACTATAAAGTTATCCACAAGCAGAATCAATTATCCACAGAAAATAGACTTATTCACAAGTGAACCTATAATGGTGCACCGATGCACTACTCTGGTGAAAATGCACCAATGTGGTGATTATTGGTCAGTACAGACTAACTTAGTTGTACACAGGTTCTCCACAGGTTATGCTCTAGAGTACCTTCAACGCTCCCCACTTGTGCACAATCTGTGGATAACTCCGATGGATACTCCCCCCAGTATCCTATAAAGTACAACCTTGTGGACAAGCTGTGGATAACTCCGAAGTTATTCACAGGTGTGCAAATCCTGTGGATAACTCGATAGGGGGAGGGGGTGGTGAGCTTCGGAGATTTTTGCTGGAGCCTACTAAGTTCACAAAAAAGTAAAATCAGAAAAGAACCGGTTCACAAAAAAGTAAATCAGAAAAGAGTCTAAATGCGCTTAAAAGTAGGTAAAAGTGACTAAAAAGCCATTAAAAGTTAACTTCAGCGTTTAACAGGTAAGTCTCTGTCAATAAAAGATAAATTAATAAATCGGGGACAGATTAAAGGTTGACTAAAATAGTCGGACATCTGTGCACCAGAATGGGACATTAGAGATTAAAACTTTAATGTTAAACCTTGAAGCTGGAAGCATAGCAGCATACTAAGTACGTTAAGGAATTATTTACGATATTTTTAATAAAAGTATTGACAGAATCATAAAAATATGATACATTTCGGTTATGGACAATTATTGTCTATCGTACTCCTGACGTTACTAATGAGCCTGCATGGGCTGCGAGGAAGAAAACACCGCCCCACCGATCACCCCCGGTGCTGGGTGAACCAGACTTGATATAGGTATTGGTTAATGGTAAGAACAACTCAGGGTGGAATACTAGGTTCTTACATAAAAGCGAATATATCCCTCCTAGGCACTTGGGATGATTTACTTTTGATAGGTTTATAACTTATTAAATGATTAATCATCTGGAGCGGAGGTGGATGCTTCTGTGCACCTGAAAGGGACATAGCGGTATATCCACCCCTAGCAGAGCTGTGTCTAATTATCATCTCCTACAAGGATAAAGATGGAACAACAAGTAAAGCGTAAGGCCGGTAGGCCCAAGAAGACAGAACTAGTAGCGGTAAAGAAGAAGAATACAGGAATCATCGGTAGACCTAAAGGTGATACTGCTATTATTAATGAATACAAGGCTAGGATGCTTAACTCGCCTAAGAGCGTTAAGGTTCTAGAGGCTATTTATGATGCTGCATTGAATGATGACCATAAGAACCAAGCAGCGGCATGGAAACTGATTGTAGATAGGATTGTCCCTTTGAGTACATTTGAAGCCACCAAGAACTCAGGACAAACACCGCAGATTAGCATCAATATCAGTGGATTGAATTCTCCCTCAGTGAATACTGAGCAGGTTTATGATATTACTGATGTAGAACTACCAGATCAGGAAACAGAAGATGAATCTTGATTTTAAACTCCTGAAGTGGCAACAGGAGGTCTTTGGTTCATCTAAACGATTTAAAGTCGTAGCTGCTGGGCGTAGGTGTGGTAAATCAAGGCTATCAGCGGTTACTTTGCTTATAGAGGCATTGAATTGTCCTGAAGGCTCCAGTGTTATGTACATAGCCCCAACGCTGGGGCAGGCTAGGTCAATTATCTGGGACTTGTTACATGATCTTGGTAGACCAGTGATTAAGTCTAGCCATGTAAACAATTTAGAGATCACACTCGTTAACAACCGTAAGATACTGGTACGAGGGGCTGATAATCCTGACTCATTGCGGGGTATGTCCTTAACTTATGTGGTTCTTGACGAATGTGCTTTTATTAAGCCAGACGTATGGGAAAAGATCATACGAGCTTCTTTGTCTGATAAGAAGGGTAGAGCATTATTTATCTCAACCCC